GCGCAGACGATACCGTTAAAGCTGGATCTATCTTCGGTAAGTATGCAGGCGGGAGACTTTAAGGCAGGCGATATCAGCACTGCCTTAGATCCATATCTGGAGCAAATTGCAGAAGAGATGGGAAAAGTTTGTCATGATCGAAAGACTGTCGTGTTCTTGCCGCTGATCAAAACAAGCCAGAAGTTCTGTGAGATGCTCAATAAAGCAGGCTTCGCCGCTGCAGAGGTAAATGGTGAGAGTATGGACCGGGCGCAGGTGCTGCAGGATTTTGATGATGGAAAATATAACGTCCTGTGTAACAGCATGCTGCTTACAGAAGGCTGGGACTGTCCGTCTGTTGACTGTGTGGTGGTGCTCCGGCCGACAAAGGTGCGGAGCCTTTATTGCCAGATGGTAGGACGCGGTACACGTCTTTCCCCGCAGACTGGAAAAACAGAGCTTTTGCTTCTGGATTTTCTGTGGCATACCGAGCGGCATGAACTTTGTCATCCGGCACACCTGATCTGTGAAAATGAAGAAGTAGCAAAGCAGATGACTGAAAACATCAAGGATGCACCGGCGCCTGTAGACATCGAAGAGGCAGAAGCACAGGCTGCAGAAGATGTAGTAGCGCAGCGTGAAGAGTCTCTGGCTAAGCAGCTGCAGCAGATGAGGACCCGCAAGAGAAAACTTGTAGATCCATTGCAGTTTGAAATGAGCATCCAGGCAGAAGATCTGTCCGGGTACGTGCCGGCCTTCGGCTGGGAGATGGCGCCGCCATCTGAAAAGCAAACGAAAGCGTTAGAAAAACTCGGAATCTATCCGGATGAGATCGATAATGCAGGAAAGGCGTCAAAGCTTCTTAACAGGCTCGATGCCAGAAAAAAAGCAGGACTTACGACACCAAAGCAAATCCGTTTCCTGGAAGGGAGAGGATTTCAGCATGTTGGGACGTGGGAATTTACTGCGGCTAAGCATCTGATCGACCGGATCGCAGGAAACGGCTGGAGAATTCCAAACTCCATTGATCCACACACTTATATACCGCCAAAGACTGAAGGAGAAACGGCATGGAAAAATATAGCCTGGTAGATTTAATTCAATATATAGACCCTAGAGATCTTTCTTACGAGGAATGGCTTGCGGTAGGAATGGGTCTAAAAGAAGACGGTTATACGGCAGCTGACTGGGACAGCTGGAGCAGAGCTGACCGGGAACGCTACCATAATGGAGAGTGTCAGAAAAAATGGGACAGCTTCCATGGGATGGCCGGAACCAGGGTAACTGCCGGCACTATCGTGCAGATGGCAAAGGATAGAGGCTGGAAGCCGGATCCGGGGATGGAGCTTGACTGGGACGCCGAGATCAGCACCAAGGATGAGCTGGTCGTTGTCGAAAAAGAATGGCTTGAAGGAAAAGAAATCCATGAGCCGGGCGCTGACTGGGATCCTGCAGGGGAACTGATCAAATATCTGGAAACGCTTTTTAATAGCGATGAAAACGTCGGATATGTGACCAGCTGCTGGGAAAAGGACGGAAAATATCTCCCAAGCAAGGGAGCATATGACCGGACCGCTGGCGAGCTGATCGAACTGCTGGGAAAAAATAAGAATGATATAGGAGCAGTGATCGGTGACTATAAGGAAGCTGCCGGTGCATGGATCCGGTTCAATCCACTGGATGGCCGCGGCGTGAAAAATGAGAACGTTACTGATTACCGCTTTGCCTTGGTCGAATCCGACAATATGGAGATCGAAGAGCAGAACGCCATCATCAGAGAGCTGGATCTTCCAGTTGCGTGCCTTGTCTACAGCGGCAAGAAGAGTCTGCATGCCATCGTAAAGGTGGATGCCAGAAGCTACGAGGAGTACAGAAAGCGTGTCGATTATCTTTACGAAGTCTGCAGAAAAAACGGGCTGAAAATAGATAGTCAGAACAGGAATCCTTCGAGGCTTTCCCGGATGCCGGGAATCATTCGAAACGGCAGAAAGCAGTTTCTTGTAGAGACTAATATCGGAAAAGAGTCCTGGGAGGAATGGAGAGAATGGATCGAAAGCGTCAATGACGATCTTCCGGATCCAGAGAATCTCATTGATACCTGGGATGATCTGCCGGCACTTTCACCGCCGCTCATTGACGGCGTGCTCAGACAGGGGCATAAGATGCTGCTTGCAGGTCCGTCGAAGGCTGGAAAGTCCTATGCACTTATCGAACTTTGCATAGCGATCGCAGAGGGGAAGAAGTGGCTGCAGTGGAATTGTGCAAAGGGCAAGGGAATGTACGTTAACCTGGAACTGGACAGAGCGAGCTGTCTGCATCGTTTCAAGGACGTGTATGAGGCCATGCACATCAAGCCGGCAAACCTTAACAATATCGATATTTGGAATCTGAGAGGAAAGAGCGTGCCGATGGACAGGCTGGCACCAAAGCTTATTCGCCGGGCGGCCAAGAAAGACTATATCGCAATCATTATCGATCCGATCTATAAGGTCATCACCGGAGATGAAAACAGCGCCGATCAGATGGCACATTTCTGCAACCAGTTCGATATCGTATGCAGCGACCTGGGTGCAGCGGTGATCTACTGCCACCATCACAGCAAGGGCGGCCAGGGGCAGAAGCGCTCCATGGATCGTGCATCGGGCTCCGGGGTATTCGCAAGGGATCCGGATGCACTGCTAGATCTGATCGAGCTTGAAATCGGTGAGGAGCTCCTTGCGCAGAAAAAGAACGAGTTTTCCTGCAGGGCGTGTATCGATACGCTGGATAAGTATTCGGACAGCTGGGAAGATCATGTGTCACAGGATGATATGTGCAGCGCTGTGCAGATGAAAAAAGCCTGTGACAGCCATTTAGAGGGCATACAGGCACGAGAGGCGGAAGCTGCCGTAAGGATGGCTGAGAAACGAGCAGAGAGCCTCACCGCGTGGCGAATCGAGGGGACGCTCAGAGAGTTTCCGAAGTTTGCTCCAGTGAATCTGTGGTTTGATTATCCGGTGCATCGCATTGATCATGTTGGAAGCCTTAAGGATCTGCAGCTGGAAATAGAGAAACCGATGTGGGAAAAAGCAGCACAGAAAAGAAAAGAAAATGCGCAAAAAACTCGTGAACGCAAGCTAAATGAATTTGAAATTGCATTTCAGAATATCGAGTTTGATGGCAGAGAGATTTCTGCTACGGAATTGGCAGAAGCACTTGATACAACTTCAAAAGAATTGCTTTCATGGCTTGGGAAGGGCAGGCGACAGAAGAAAGAATTAAGAGCTAAATTTGAAAAATATACGGGAGACGATGGAAAAACATACATTAAAAGAAAGGGTGCGCAAGACTGAACATAACCTAGATTGTGAGCAGTGCACATAACCTTAATTTTTATGGTCGTGCTCACGGGTGCGCATAACCGTAAATTTCTGGTTGTGAACAGTGCGCAAAAAAGGGGGTGCGCAACTATATACTACGTATATATGTATGTGCGCACCCCACCTAGCGGGGTAGGTAGTCGTGCGACAAGCTCACGCACGACGACCACCCACCTCGCACTCAGGTGGGCACCATACCTTGAGCACCAAAAGAAGGAGTTGAAAATTTTGGAAACTGAATTTTTTTTAGCAATGAATCCTCCGACAGTAACTCATCAGGAACACAAGATTACGGTCGTAAAGGGGAAACCAATATTTTATGATCCGCCGGAACTAAAAGCAGCCAGGCAGAAACTGATGGCATATCTTGGTAAGGAAGTTCCGGAAGAACCATATCGAAAAGGTGTTCGGTTAATGACAAAGTGGTGTTTTCCTGATGATGGCAAACATGGCAATGGCACATACCGGATCACAAAACCGGACACGGACAATCTGCAGAAGTTATTAAAGGATTGCATGACGAGAGTTGGCTTTTGGGAAGATGACGCTCTTGTGGCATCTGAGATTGTAGAAAAGTTCTGGTCACAGATACCAGGGATTTATATCAGGATCGAAGAATTATGACAGGACAGGAATTAGTTAAGTTCTGGGAGTTATATCCAGAAGTGAGAGAATTGTATGAGCAGTATAACGACATCCTGGTTGAGGATGATCAAGCCTGGAAAGAACTGACAGGTAGAGCTGAGGAACTGATCCGGCAGAGTAAGACAGATCTGAAAACAACAGTGATACTGGAAACAGTCCGGCAATTAGAGAGTCTTGCAAAGAGGAGAAAAGCATCATGAACAAAATGCGTGAATACGAGCGTGGGAGAGAGGACGGTCTTGATCTTGCTCTTCGGATAGTAAGACAGGGTGGATTAGAAGCCCTGGAGAAAGAAGTACGATTCCGGAATATCACCGGAGTACATACATCACTGGCAGTAAAGGACCTCGACAAGGCATCTGAAAAGATCAAGGGAATGACTTTGGATACATTTACGATCTTAAGCATCGCAGTGCTGCATGATTTCTTTGGATTCGGACAGAAGCGTTGCCAGAAGTTCATGGATGGCATGGACAAGGGGGCTGAGTATCTAGCAGATGACCTTGCAACATGGCCAGATTACATAAACAGTATAAAAGAACAGCTAGGATTCGAGCTGGATATTAGATGGAATAACTGAGGAGGACACAGAATGCAATTAAAAGACTTAACCAACAACCAGAAACGCAAAGAGTTTCTGGAGGACTATACCGAATGGAAAGTATGGCTTCGCGTCCCAGAAGTAAATGAGAAATATTATGCCTATAGACTTCCGAACGGGGTAATGATTAGTGTCAAAGAAACCGAGCACACAAAAGGTGATGACTGGTGGAAGACGGAAGAACGTGGTGGCTATTACGTTACTACAGAATATTATCTCTTAGAAGATGGCTGGGAGAGATTTGCGGACTGCAAAAAGAGTAAGACACAGATTGTTGAGTATTTGAGAGAGGTGACAAAATGACAATCGGTAAAAGAATCAAAGAAATACGTTTGCAAAATGACATGTCTCTTAAAGACTTTGCAGAAGTTATAGGAGTGGCAGATACCACAGTCATGAAATGGGAAAAAGAAATCAGCAATATTTCGTTTGTGTGTGCGATAGCGATTGCTGACAAATTTGATGTAAAGTTAAGCTGGCTGGGAGGGCTAGAGGAATGACGGAAAATAAAACATGCAAAACATGCAGGGACAACGACAACGGTTTATGTGACCGCAGGGGGATACTGGTAGAAGATGATGACGAGTGTAATAAGTATAAACCGGACTGGCGGGAAGCCATGATGCGGAACTTCCTCAGAGGACACTGATATGACTAACAGATCAGATGATAGATCAGATATCACAAAAGAAATCCTTGAGGACTGCCTGAAACGCGGGTTGTCACAGATGGAGATAGCGATTGAACTCGATGCCTCACAGGCTACCATACACAAGAAAATAAAGAAATATGGTTTAAAACTAGAACATCCTGTTAAGAAATACGATGAGGAACAGATGATCCGGTATCTGCGGCAGGGGCTGACAATGCGGGAAATAGGGGAACGGTTAGGAGTTCATTATGCAACTGTAAGTAAGTGGATAAAAGAATATGACCTTGATAAGTACAGACCGCCGCGACCTCATAAAAGCAATGTATATGAATGCCGTACATGCATTTACCGTGAGAGGAATGGGGGTACATCAGGTAAGTGTAATTACCTTACGATGACCGGTCATAGCCGGAATATGGGACAGCCGGAGGAAAAGTGTTCGAAATACGTCAAAGGAAAGAGGGGAAGAAAAAGTGGAAAAAGAAAAGTTTGAGACGTGTAAGCATGCAGAAAGTATCGGACAGTATGCAGTGTATGTAAAACCGACATGCAAGAGAGCTACGATGATAAAAGGAACATTAGTGAGCTGTAAACCGAGATGCAGGAAATGTAATAGTTGGGAGCCGGAGGAGAAAAGATGATAGAGATTTTAGGAGTTAAAAATATTGGAGATACAGAATTTAAGAAATTGGACATCACACCGGAGCTTGCTATTGCTGCATATAATACGCTGATACAATTCTGCAAACAGCAGGAAGGAATGATTCTGTGTAACAGATGCGTTTTGCACAATAGCTGTCCAGCGATAACTGATCGCGCCCCAGCACCCGAGAAGTGGGAAGAAATCCATTATCCCAGAATGACGAGCAACACCACAATCGAATATCTGAAAGATGGCAGAGCACAGCTGATCACCTACGGCAGAAGCGAAGATGCAGAGAAAGCATTTAAGGAGATGAAGAAGAATGGCATATAAAAATCATGAGGGTTATCTGGATCCGACTTCCGGACAGGCTATGCAGAATACCCACTGGGAAGAATTACAGCAGTTACGTGAGAAGGAACATGGCTTGAAACGCGGTCAGAAGATTGTACTCACTGAAATGTATAGAGAAGAACATAAGCCGGCCAGAAAAATCCAGAGAACCTATATCGTTCTTGAGCTGTACAAGTATTGTGTGTTACTGAAAGACGATAAGGGATATTGCACAGCACCGTCATACATACAGCTGCAAATGATGATGAGGGGTGTTGTGTAATGGGGATTAAGGTTACCAAGGATATGTTGGATCGGTACCGGAAGCTGAAACAGGAGATACCGGTGTTGGAGCTGGAACTACTGATGATGAAGAATACAGAGGCGGGACTTGGGAATGATACGATCTTCGATTACCAGACCGGTTATCCCAGACCACAGAGTGTTGTAGGTTTTGATCAGAAGAAGTATGACCGGCGGGAGAAGGTACTGGAGCACAAGAAAGAAAAAGTCAAAGCCATGGATCAGTGGATTGATGACATCAAGGACGGACAGACCAGATGCGTGTTCCGGATGTTCTACAAACAGAACATGACGTGGAAGGCGATTGCGAAGCAGATCGGCATGCCGCACAATGAGGATTATCCGAGGGTATGTATCAGGGATGCTTATCTGAAAAAGATGAAAATTACATGACGATTTTTCGGATATTTCGGTAATTTCGTTATACAATGAGAATGTAGCCAAAGGCTTAAAGGCCGGCGACTCTTTCCCCTAAAATCCCCCAGGGTGATGAAAAATATTGCTCTTCAATCTTTGGTGGTGCTCAGATTGAAGAGCAAGAAAAGCTGTATAAATTGAAAAAGACCGGGTAGCTAGTCCGGCCTTTTACTGTTCTCTTATTTCTTAGTATGTGCTTGCCATTGATGTTTCAAAAACATATAGACAAATATGGCGGCTATAAAGCCGAACCGTTTAGGACTGCAATTAGCAATCCAATTTTGAATGTAAAGGGCAATGTCATTCCAATATATGCCCAGAAGAAACAAGAGAAAATCCACGTTGAGCATCATCTTGAGAAATTCCAACATATGATTTCTCCTTTATTACTAATTTTGGACTTACATTAGGGGATACCTAAAAGCCAAGTAATAAAAGATTTTGCTTAGTGGATAATGTAACAAACTAAGAAGAAATCGTATGGATTAATCAAGATGATGCTTTAATCACTATGTTTAGCTAGCGCTAAGATTGTGTTGTTCATGATTTTTCCTCCTTGTATGATAATCTCCTTTCTTTGTTACATGATAAATTATAAACAATTAAAAAAGAAAAATCAATGAAATATGTTGTAAAAATTACACAGGCACCCTTCGGGGTGCTTTTCTAATGCCAATTTTCATACAGCGTGCACAGCACCAGCACATACATACTTTAGGCATGGATTCACTGTATGTAAGCGTTAGCACCTCCTTTCGTCACGGTAGCAATCGGCTGTCGTGTATGGTGCTGGCAGGACTGTATTTAAGAATAAATGAAAGAAGGTGAGCTTAAGTGACTGAAAAACAGAAGATATTTGCAGATGAGTACCTGATAGATCTGAATGGCACGAGAGCTTACCGGGTAGCTTATCCATCTGTGAAGAAGGATGAGGTGGCAGCCGCAGCTGCAGCGAGGTTGTTAAAGAATGTTAAGGTTGAAGCTTATATTCAAAAACGAATGGAAGAGCGCCAGAAACGAACTGAGATCACTCAGGACAGAGTACTGGAAGAATTAGCGGCTATTGCTTTTGCCAGAGCGACAGACTATGCAGAAATCAAAGGCGAATGTGTCAGGATCAAAGACACAGATACACTTGATGAACAGCAGATCAGAGCCATTGCTGGAATCAAAGAAGGCAAGTACGGCATTGAATTAAAGTTGAACGACAAGGAAAAGGCTCTTGAATTACTCGGTCGACATCTTGGAATGTTTAAGGACAAACTTGAAGTCTCTGGACTGGAAGAAGAGAAAAAGAAACTGGGAGATATCCTGGAGCAGTTGCGTGGTGGTGGGTAGTGAGCGAAGAACGACTGATACTATCAGAAAAGTATAAGGCATTTCTGAGGTGCGATGCTCCGGTAGAGTTCCTTGAAGGGACTACAGCTGCCGGCAAAACGACAGTTGGTCTATTCAAGTTTATGTGCAAGGTTGCGGAATCGCCGAAGAAACTGCATATCTTGGCCGCGAAAGATACCGGAACAGCCGAAAAGAACATTATCAATAAAGATCTCGGGATCATTGACGATTTCGGAATACTAACACAGTACAATGGAAACGGCACAAAGGACGACAAGATACCACATATCCTGTTTCGTACTAATAAAGGTGATAAAGTCATCTATGTGATGGGATATGGAGATAAAAAGAAGTGGCAGAAAGCTCTTGGTGGTCAGTATGGATGCCTGTATATCGATGAGATCAACACCGCGAACATCGAATTTGTTCGTGAGGCATCCATGCGTTGCGATTATCTGATGGCAACGCTTAATCCGGATGATCCGAGTCTTGATGTGTACAAAGAGTATATCAACTGCGCTAGACCGCTTCCGGAGTGGGCGGACAGTACTCCACAGGAAATTAAAGACGAATTGAAAGAAGAACCAAAACCCGGCTGGGTTCATTGGTTCTTTTCTTTTGACGATAATGCCGGTCTTCCGGAAGAAAAGAAACAGCGAATCATACAGAATACCCCGAAGGGAACAAAGATCTGGAAAAACAAGATTGAGGGGCTGAGAGGAAAAGCAACTGGTTTGGTGTTCCCGAACTTCAGCAGAAAGAAACATGTGGTATCCGAGAAATGGTTAAGGTCCCAGATAGCAGCAGGCAAGATCCGATTTAAAAAGTTTACCTGTGGGCTTGATACCTCATACTCATCTAAGTCTCCGGACACAATTGCAATGATGTTTCAGGGAATCACAGAAGACAGGAAACTGATCACACTGGCCGAGAAGGTATATAGCAATAAAGAACTGGATCAGCCACTTGCCCCATCAGATACAGCTGTGAAGTTTATAGAATTCCTTGAAAGATGTCGGAAGGACTGGGGATTCGCTAAAGAAACATTTATTGACTGTGCAGATGCGGCCACGATCACAGAATTACGAAAGTATAAGAGGCTTCATAGCTGTCTTTATAATTTCGTGGAATCATACAAAAAAGTAACAATACTGGATAGAATCAAGCTTCAGCTTGGATGGATCCAGCAGAACTGCTATCTGGTTTTAGATACATGCACCAATCACATAGCGGAAATGGAAAAGTATTCCTGGGCTGAGGATAAAGACGAGCCAGAAGACAAGAACGATCATACGATCAACTCTCAGCAGTATGGATGGATTCCATACCGGAATATGATTGGCTTTGAAGTGGAGGAGCAGAAAAGGTGAAATGGATGGATAAATTAAATGAAAACATTAAAAAGACTGTAAGGAGCTGGCTGAATGTTCTTCCGGCAAATCCTTTTAACTTTCAGATCAATGAAATGATGGATTTTGAAGGACATGCGATTCTGAACCGTATCTGGTACAGAGGTGATGGCAATGAACTTGAACAGATCTATCAGCAGAATGCAGAATTTGCAGATCGGAATAAGTTCTGGGCGAGCAAGTCGACACTTGGGATGGATATGAGAAAGATTCATACAGGCCTTCCGGGACTGATAGTTAAGGTTCTTTCTTTTGCTGTTCTTCCTGACATGAACGAATTTGAATTCGAACAGCCGGCACAGGAACAGCTGTGGAAAGAAATTGAGAAAGACAATAAATTTTATAAAAAGATTGAAAGCGCCCTCAAAGAAACACTGTTTATCGGAGATGGCGCTTTTAAAGTTGCTATAGATACCACGATCAGTGAGTATCCGATTCTGGAATGGTATCCGGGTGAAAGAGTTGAATTCGTTTACCAGAGAGACAGGATCCGGGAGATTGTGTTCAAGACACCATACAAGGAAAAGGGCAAGGTATATGTTTTAAATGAGAGGTACGGCTATGGATACATCATCAATGAACTGTATCTGGATAACAAGCTGGTTGATATTAAATCCATCAAAGCAACTGAGAATCTGACAGATATCACATTTGATGATTCTATCATGCTGGCTGAACCATTCATGATCTATGAATCTTCCCGTTATGAGGGCAGAGGCGGCAGTATCTTTGATGGAAAGCTCGACAGCTATGATTCATTGGATGAAACATGGTCCCAGTGGATGGATGCACTGAGAGCCGGCAGAGCAAAGACCTATATTCCAGAATGTCTGGTGCCGCATGATCCGGAAACAGGTATGCTGATAAAACCAAACCCGTTTGACAACCGTTACTTTGCAGCAGATGGTGATATGCGAGAAGGGCAGAAGAATCAGGTTATCACTGATCAGCCAACTATTCCACATGATAGTTACATGGCATCGTATATTACAGCTCTGGATTTGTGCCTGCAAGGTGTGATCAGTCCGTCCACATTGGGTATCGATGTAAAAAAACTGGATAATGCAGAAGCACAGAGGGAAAAAGAAAAAACCACTCTGTACACCAGAAATGCAATCGTAAAGGCACTGCAGGAAGTTCTTCCGGGAGTTGTTTCTATGTGTATCAATGCAGATAACATTCTGCACAATAGGAGTATTGAAGAAGTAAAGGTAAACATTCCGTTTGGGGAGTATGCAAACCCGTCATTCGAAAGCCAGGTTGAAACAGTTGCCAAAGCAAAACAGGGTGGAATCATGAGTATTGAGCGGTGCGTTGAAGAACTGTATGGTGATACATTGGACGATCACTGTAAGAAAGAAGAGATTGCCCGGTTAAAAGCTGAGCAGGGAGTACAGGATATGGATGAACCTGGTGTGAATATGGCATCAGGTGATTTTTATGTTGATCTGGAAGGTGGTGACGGTGATGAAAGTAAAAGTGGGACCAAGAATGTACCGGATGAGCCGGAAAGAGTTCCAGGGACTTCTTGATGTGGCAAAAGAGCAGGTACCATTTGGAGTTTACGCAATAGAGAAATCTGATTATGCAGAGCTCCGGATGGATATCTGTGAGAGTAAAACGAAACTCAAGGAGCTGACACGGCAGTTTAAGTCACAAGGCTTTAAGGTGTGGTCAAATGGCAAAGATTAATGATCAGTATGATATTGGTACAGCAATTGAAGCCATTGAAAACGAGCTGATTTCTTCCATGATCCGAAACTTCAAGAATCATAAACTGGAAGAGATAAGTGAAAAGAAACAATGGACCATGTGGCAGACAGAGATGTTGAAGTCACTGGAAAAGTATAAGCACGACAACCAGAAGAAATACGGAAAGCAGTTCCGTAATATCAATAAGCAGATTGCTGTTCTGATTAGTCTTGCCAGAACTGAGGGTGGCATGAATCAGGAAAAACGAATCCTGGAAGAAATAAAGAACGGATTCAAGGCTAAGAAGATTACTAAGGGCGGTACAGCAGAATTTTTTAAGGTCAATGATCGAAAGCTAAATGCTCTTATTAATGCCACTACATCTGATATGCAGAAAGCAGAAACCGCAGTCCTGCGCATGGCCAATGACCAGTACCGCAAGATCATATATAACGCACAGGTGTATGCCAATACGGGCGCAGGTACCTATGAGAAAGCCGTAGACATGGCCACAAAGGATTTTCTTTCTGCAGGGCTTAATTGTATTGAATATGCTAATGGAGCAAGACATACGATTGCTGACTATGCAGATATGGCAATACGGACCGCAAGTAAAAGAGCATACCTGCAAGGTGAAGGTGAAATGCGACAGCAGTGGGGGATGCATCTGGTGATCCTTAACAAGCGTGGTGATAATCCATGTCCCAAGTGTTTGCCGTTTGTGGGTAAGATCATGATCGATGATGTGTGGAGCGGTGGCAGCAGGAAAGACGGGAAATATCCATTGATGTCCTCAGCTGTGGCGGCTGGCCTTTATCATCCACGATGCAAAGACAGTCACACTACATATTTCCCTGGTATCACCACTGTGGATCCGAAATACAATAAGCAAGAAATTGCTGATATTGAAGAAATGGCAAAGCAGGAAGCTAGGCAGCAGTATGCTGAGCGACAGGAAAAGAGATTTGAAAGACTGGCTGATTATTCACTGGATCCAGAGAATCAGCAGAGGTATGAGCAGAAGCGAAAAGAATGGAAACATGTGCGGATGCGAACTGGAAATCTGAGTAGTCAGGAATATGCAGAAGAAAAGCAGAAACAAATGTTTTTCACTCCACCAAAAGAAATTACAGATAAATGGACTGATGCTGCAGGGAAAAGCGGAACAGTGGTTGATTTACAAAACATTACAATTGACAGACAGGAATATAGAGTTGATGGGCGATACGTAGTGCTTGACTATTCGGAACATGAAAAAAATGTGGCTGAAATAATAGCAAACATGTATGGCAAAGAAGTCCAGATGGTTCCTAGAGTAATATATCCACAAGGTGTTTCAACACCAGATTTTAAAATTGAGGATAATGGATGGGATTTGAAGACTATTAGTACAGGTGGAAAAAACGTTCTGTATAATGCAATAAAAAAGAAAAAACGTCAGGCAGGAAGTTTTATTTTTGATATAACAGATTGCCCGTTGAAAGAGAGTGAAATAATGGAACAGGTCAATAATTTGTTCAGATCAACACATCTTTCATTTTTGGAAGAGATTGCCTTGTACAAGGAAAACAAAATAGTTGGTGTTTATCAAAGGAATAAAAAATAAGAACCATTCAGCTGTACGATCTAAAAGATCATGGGTACTGCGAATGGTTCTTATTAAGATATCTTATACATATCTTACGATAATATGCGTGAAAATGCAAGCTAAGTTTCGTTAATTGTCACCAGTCAGAAATGGCCGGTGGTATTTTTATACCCATTTTTAAGAAAGAGAGGAAGAAAAACATGAAATTTTCAGAAGCATTCAAAATAATGAAACAGGGAGGGAAGGTAAAATTGCCGTCATGGGGAGGTTATTGGTACTGGAATCCAGAAAAAGAAACAATTATGATTCAGTGTAGACCACAGGACGGCAATCAGGGAGAATTACTTGATATCCGTGAGACACAGAGGGTGGAATACACAACTATGAATCTGCTCTCTGACGAATGGGTTGTAGCAGATGAGAAAAATTGTCCGGTTCTGGGAGGAAAGGCAACATTTAGTTTTGGAGAGGCTATCAAGTATCTGAAACGTGGCATGAAAGTAGCTCGTGAAGGCTGGAACGGTAAGAAACAGTATATCCAGCTTGCAACTGGGATTTCTTACAGGGCAGCAGACGGAAAACTTGTAAATTGCGAACATGAAGCCATTGGCAATATGGCCATTGCATTTGTTGGGACATCGGGTGTTCAGATGGGATGGCTCGCATCTCAGGCAGATATGTTAGCAGAGGATTGGATTTTTGCGGAGGAATGACAAGATGAAGAAGATTACAACAGTAATTGCAATGATGTTTCTAATTTGCCTTATAGCTACCGGTTGCTCAGAAGCGAGTCAGGTAAGTTATAACATTTCAAAAGAGGCTAATAACTTCAATGTAACCAGAAAGCTGACCGTGTTAAATGCAAGGACGGACACCATTCTGCTGGAACTGACGGGAACATTTGCATTGCAGAACAATTCTGATAACGAGCTTGAAGTTATTATAGAGACAGCAGAAAACAAATATCAGAAGGATTATGTGTATCTGAATGATTACACTATGTATGTAGTTGAAGATGTTTCTGGAGCTTCGGTAGATAAATACCATTATGAAATCAATTTTCTTCCGGAGTTCGGATTGAAAGCAACACATAGTGAATAATTGCGCCGGCGCAACGAGGGGAGGTTAGAATGGTGAAGATCAGGGTGAAGCATGAATTTAAGGATATGGAGAATGATTTAAAGCTCCGTACTGTCGGGGAGATTATGACAGTACCAAAGAAAAGAGCAGAGTATCTGGTACATATGAAAGTAGCAGAGGTCATCGATTTGAAAGGCGGAGATCCAGAATCTCCCATTGAGGCGCAGGGTTAAGCGTCTTATTTTTATGCCCGAAGGCATTAAACTACACGGAGACACCGGGTTATCAACTGTTTTTGTGAGACACACGTAAAACTGTATTCGTGCAGACAGCACATGAAAAACTGTAAAGGAGCATATAAAAATGTTTAAAAGATTCAGATGTAAATTACCAATGAACCTGCAGACATTTGCAGAAGGCGGCACAGGTGATGGCAATCCGGCAGGGAGTACAGAATCCGGAGACGGTACACAACCAGCAGGAACACAAACACCGCAGTTTGATTACGAAAAACTGGCTAGCTTAATTGCGGGAAAACAGACTGTAACAGAAGAATCTGTTTTGAGAGGTTACTTTAAGCAGCAGGGGCTTTCAAAAGAACAGATGGAGCAGGCTATTGCATCATTTAAACAGCAGCAAGCGGCAAATCAGCCAGACGTTGCCGGAATGCAGAACCAGATCACAGAGGCACAGGCACAGCTTGCAGCATCTCAGAAGGCTGTTCAGGCAGCTCAGGTAGAAAGTGCAGCTACAATGATGGCTGTTTCTCTGGGAATCGAAGCAAAGACAATTCCATATATCCTTAAAATGGCTGATTTAAGTCAGGTAATGGGAGAAGATGGAAAAATCAACGAGGAATCACTGAAAACAGCAGTTAACAAAGTACTGGAAGACGTTCCGGCACTGAAACCACAGGCTGATGGAAAGACCGGCTTTACGCAGGTAGGAACTGGCGGTAATCCGGCACAGCATCCGCAGCAGACAACGACTACAAACCAGACAGCAGTACCGACAAAGCGTTGGAACCGCTGGAACTAAAAGAAAGAAGGTATAAGATATGGCATTAAATTATGCAGAACAGTGGAGCCCGGAACTCCTTGAAATTCTGATGCAGGGAACCCTGACATCTCCGTTTGTGACCAGCAATGTAAGATGGCTGGATGCGAAAACATTCCATTTCACTCAGATGAGCACATCCGGTTACAAAAATCATAACCGTAAAGGTGGATGGAATACCGGAACTTATGATCAGAATGATGTACCATTCACACTGGAACATGACCGCGACGTTGAGTTTATGGTAGACAAAGCAGATGTTGATGAAACAAATGCAACAGCATCTATCCAGAATATTTCACGTGTATTCGAACAGACGTGGGTTGTACCGGAAACAGATGCATTATTCTTCTCGAAGGTAGCTCAGGCAGCACAGAAAGAAGAAGGCTACCATGGATCCACAGCTACATCCGCGTATACTAAAGCAAAAGTTTTTAGTATGTTAAAAGATATCCTTGCAAAAGGAAAACTTAGAAGATACAAAGCAAACGGTTCCCTGATTATGTATGTTCGCAGTGAAATCATGGATGCCCTGGAGCAGTCCACAGAGTTCACACGCAAGATTGAGATGACTCAGATCGCTGAGGGCGGTATGGGAATCGAAACCAGAGTGACAGACATTGACGGTGTTCCGATTATGGAAGTAATCGATGATGAACGCTTTTATGATGCATTTAACTGGGAACCGGAAAACGGTGGATTTGAACCACAGAAAAAGGTTGCAGCTGGAAGCGACACTGAGGAAGTTACTGGTGCACACAAAATCAACGTACTTGTTGCTTGTGGACAGACATGTAAAACTGTACCGAAGATTTCCAGTATTTACTATTTTGCACCCGGTGCACATACAAAAGGTGATGGATATCTGTATCAGAACAGATCTTTCTCTGATGTATTTGTGTTCCCGAACGGCCGTGATGGAAAGATTGATTCCATTTATGTAGACGTTGATACAGCAGAGGTTGGTGCCTGATAAGGAGTGATCGAATGTCTTATAAATCATACGTAACACCAGAGTATTATCTGGATCAGTATGAGGGCGGTATCGTTCCTGAGGAAGAACTTGCAAAGGCACTCAAGCAGGCATCCAGACATATTGATTCCCTGACCTACAACCGGATTGTAGGCCGGGGATTTTCACGTCTTACGAAATACCAGCAGGAGCTCATCCGGGAAGTTGTGTGCATGCAGGCAGAATTTGAATATGAGAATGCAGATGAGGTCAACAGTATCCTGTCTTCGTACAGCATCAATGGTGTATCAGCACAGTTTGGCAGCAGTTGGAACATTTTTATGGACAAGGGCATTGCCATGAAGAGAGATGTGTATACCATGCTGTGCCAGACGGGCTTATGCTGCAGATTGGCGAGGTGAGAATATGAGATATCCATGTCTTGTGAAAAAGAGCCTCTGCAAGGTGGAGATTACTTGTAGTTTTGAGCGGGAAGGCCTGAACAAGTATGGCGAACCACTTGAAACAATTGAATATTTCGGAAAATGTAACTATCAGGATAAAGCCAGAACTATCTTTACTGCCGAAAAGAAAGAGATAAAAATCACTGGAACCGCACTATTTCCCGGTGATATCTGTCCGGAGCTTCCGGTCATATCCGGTGGTACTGCTGTAATCTTCGGAGTGAAGCGGAGAATCGAGCAGGGAACGAAAGCAAGAAATCCAGATGGAACGGTGAACTTTACAGAGGTGATGCTTGTATGATCAGTGTGAAATCTGTAATCAATCTGAATCTTCCTAAGATTAAACAGCTGACTGATGCACAGATAACTGCTCTGGAACAGACAGCAGAAGCACTGCATACAGAAGTAGTACAGGCGCAGGTGTTTCCGAGGGATACCGGACATCTGCAGAATGAGAACACCTTTTTGGATAGATCAGAAAGCAGTCATGGAAAGGTTTCAATCGTTTCCAGCACGCTCTATGCCCGCCGCCTGTATTTCCATCCGGAATATCATTTCAGCAAGAGAGCCAATCCAAATGCTCGGGGCGAATGGTGTGAGGATTGGCTTTCTGGCGGCAGTAAAGCTGATTTTGCAGCCAAAACATTCAAAGAAATTTACAGGAGACTGACGAGAATATGATGACACTGGCAGATATAAGAGATTATGTTGATTCACTTCGTATCTCAGAACATGTCTATATGGGAAAACTTCCGGATAAGGAAGACGAATCCGTTGGTGTCTACAATAGCAAGCATCAGCATACATACCATACAGCACTTGGAGGACCGGCACTGGAAGGCTATGGCGAGAAATACGTGACTTTACTTGTGCACTGGAACAAATCCCCAAGGGACACCGAAAAAGCCGCTACAGAGCTGTTTGAGAAGCTGAAAGTGGCAAGAGATGTCAATGTGAACAATGAAACAATTAAATTTTTCCAACCCCTCTATGATGTTCAGGACGTAGGCACGGATGATGCCGGGATCTACGAAATGGTCATAGAGGGAGTTTTTATTTACGAAAAGAAAGAAGGTAAACAGGCATGATGAAGATGAATATTCAGAAATTTGCAGGAAAGACCAATGTTTTTCCAGTATCTGATAATAAATTCAAGATCGGCGAATCGAAAGAAAGTGCGACAGTAGTTGCAGATCTGGAAACTTTTTCTCCATCTTTCTCTAATGGGGTGGAAACATGGACACCTATGGATACGGAAGGATGGCAGAGATCATTAATGACTGCGAAAGCGGTTACGATTACCCTCAGCGGAAAGAGGAACATCGGTGATACCGGAAATGATTTCGCGTCAGGAAAGACATTTAAGAACGGTCATGATGCAGAAGCCTATTTTGAATGGGAAATGCCGGATGGAACAAGTATTTCATGGCCAAATGCAGTCATTGATGTGAAAAACAATGCCGGTGGCGATGCGACAAATGTAGGTGCACTGGAATTTGATGTGATCAGTAATGGAAAACCAACAGTTACACCGGCATTATAAGTCCGGCAGAAAAGGAGAAGAAAAATGGCAAAAGTAGTAAATATCACAGAAAAGCTGGAATTTGAATCCAATCCGATTATGGAAATTGGAACACTTGAAGTTGAGGTAAAAGCAGATGCTGAAACAATGCTGAGATTGATGGGAGTTTTTGCAGAAAACAGTGAGCTTGAGGCAGTTGGTAAGGCGATGAACCTTATTTTTGATCCGGAAGACGTAAAGGCCATCTGTAATCTGAAAAGAAATGGAAGAAAACTGTCTGCCGGATCTTTGATGACCATTGTCCAGGAAGCGATGAAACTTGTACTGGGAGAAGAAGAACAGGGAGAGCAGTGACCCGTACTATGATCTGATAGAAGACTTTGACCTGGTCGTGTCTTCTTTTCAGTCACAGTACGGGATTCGTTTGTCCAGGGAGCTGCCGGCCGGAATGAAATGGGAAGAGTTCCGAGATCTTCTTGTAGGAATCGGGCCAGATACAGCTCTTGGAAGGATTGTTTCTATTCGTGCAGAGGACCGGAAAGAAATTTTGGAGAATTTTACACCAGAACAGCACCGGGTCCGAAATGCATGGCAGTCGAGGCATGCAGAATTTGTGAAAGCACATACATCGAAAGCGCAGGTGGATGCACAGATGCAGGCGATGAAGATGGCATTCATGCGCATGGCAGGCCTTGGAGGTGATTAAAAATTGAAAGGCTAAAGGTAAGATGCCCTTTCTGTGGACACGAACAGAAAGTACAGTATGCTCCGGATGCAAAATGCCGGGGTGTTTTTTTTAAGTGTCAGGCAAGGCACTGCAAGAAAGAATTTGAAATAAAAATAAACCAGGACAAGTAGTGCCACTGTGCCGATGTCCTCGTGACAGAGGCAGGTGGTATATATGTCAGCAACAAGCGTTGGACAGATCGGTCTTGATCTGGTTGTAAATAAAAATCAGTTCGAAAGTCAGATGGCCGGGATAACCGGCATGGCGAAAAAAGCAGGAGCGGCACTTGCGGCGGCTTTTGGAGTAAAAAAACTGGTTGATTTCGGAAAACAGTGTCTGGAACTGGGGTCTGATCTTGCGGAAGTTCAGAACGTTGTAGATGTTACCTTTCCGAAGATGACCGCACAGGTCGATGAATTCGCCAGAAGTGCAGCACAGAGCTTTGGTCTGTCAGAGACCATGGCAAAACAGTACACTGGTACATTCGGTGCCATGGCGAAAGCTTTCGGATTTACCGAAAGACAGGCTTACGATATGGGCTCAACCCTGACCGGACTGGCTGGTGATGTGGCGTCGTTTTACAACATTTCGCAGGACGAGGCATACACAAAGCTGAAATCGGTATTTACCGGTGAAACGGAAAGTTTAAAAGATCTCGGTGTCGTAATGACACAGACAGCTCTTGATTCCTACGCTATGGCGAATGGATTCGGGAAAACAACTTCGGCAATGTCCGAAGCGGAAAAGGTAGCCCTACGTTATCAGTTTGTGCAGGATAAACTGTCAGCCGCACAGGGCGACTTCGCACGCACTTCTGGAAGCTGGGCGAACCAGTGCAGGATACTGAGTCTGCAGATGCAGTCTCTCATGGCAACGATCGGACAAGGACTGATCAACTTATTTACTCCGATCATTCGGGTAATCAATACGGTGATCGGGAAGCTTGCTACACTGGCAAATGCATTTAAGTCCTTTACGGAACTAATTACAGGAAATAAATCCAGCGGTTCAGACAGCAGCGGTGTAGCGGCAGTTGCAGGAGCAGCTGACGATGCTGGAACCGGCCTGGAGAATGCATCTGATTCTGCGTCCAATCTGGCAAGCAACACGGATAAGGTTGGACAGGCAGCACAGAACGCAGCGAAAAAGATGAAAGCCCTCATGGGCTTTGACAAGATCAACAAGCTGGATACACAGTCAGATTCAAATTCTGGTAGTTCTTCCTCCCCGTCAACAGGAGCAGGCAGCACCGGAGCACTTGGAAGCGCAGTCGATTTCGGAAACCTTGCTGAGGGTGATACGGTTCTTGACAAGACAGATAAAAAAATGTCTGAACTGATAAAACGGTGTCAGGAACTTGCGAAACTGTTCAAAAAAGGATTCGAAATCGGATTTGGAAATTCACAGAAGAAAATCGACTCCATAAATGAATCCGTAAAAAGCATCGGCAAGAACTTGAAGGAAGTCTTCACTGATTCGGCAGTCGTAAATGCAGCGAACCGATGTGTGAATAATATTGCTCTTGCATTTGGAAAAATCACAGGATCCACAGCAAGGATAGGGTTTACATTAGTAGATAATCTTGTTGGTGGTGTTGATAAATATCTTGCGAAGAGCAAGAACTATATTAAAAAACGCATTGTTTCAATGTTCGATGCGACAGGAGAGATTGCAAAGCTTTCGGGAGATTTCAGTGTTGCACTGGCAGATATCTTTGATATTTTTTCAAATGATGATGCGGAGGGAATCACTGCAGATATCATTCAGATATTTTCAGATGGTTTTCTTGGAGCAGCAGATCTGGCGGTTAAATTCGAAAGAGATTTTGTATCACTTTTTACTGTTCCGATTATCCAGAATACAGATAAAATCTCCGGAACTCTGGAGAATATGCTTTCCCGATGGAGAACTGTATTTGATGCACTTTCACAGAGTGTTACAGATACGTTCGAAAAAGCTAATGAAGTTTATGATCAGTATTTTTCCCCATTTGTGGATGCAATTACACAAGGCATCTCAGATATCCAAGGAACGTTTCTGGATGCATACAATACGTATCTTTCACCGATTCTTGATTACCTGGCGGATAAGTTCAGCACTGTGTGGTCAGAGCATATCCAGCCGGTACTGGATGGGATCCTTGAACTGATGGGAAAGCTGTTAGAGAACCTGGGAGCCTTGTGGCAAAACACATTGGTTCCGTTCATCGAATGGATCATCAACAACATCATGCCGGTCCTTTCGCCGATCATCGGAACCATCGGCACTCTGATCCTTGATCTTCTGGCGGTGGCCGGTGATGTGATCAGCGGAATCACTACAATTTTAGGCGGATTTCTTGATTTCTGTACAGGAGTATTTACCAGCGATTTTAGCATGTGCTGGCAGGGGATTGAAGAAATCCTGCAGGGATTCAAAAGGATTGCTGCTTCGATATTCGATTTTGCGAAGAAAAATATCCTGCAGCCGTTTATTGACTTTGTAAAAGGAATCTTTCAGACAGACTGGTCAAAGAGTTTTGGAACATTAGGCACTGTTTTAAACACATTTCTTGGTACCGTACAGCGTATTTGGGGAAACATAAAACGCGTATTCAACGGGATTGTGGAATTTATTACTGGTGTTTTCTCTGGAAACTGGAAGCAGGCATGGAACGGAATCAAGGAAATTTTCGGAGGAGTATTTGGCTCTCTCATAGCACTGGCAAAAGCACCACTGAATGCCGTGATTGATCTGATCAATGGATTAATGAACAAGCTGAACTCAGGACTGGCGGCAATTGAAAACGCGTTCTCATTCAGTTATGACTTTAAGAATCCGATTACCGGAACAAGACATTATGGACATTATGGAATGTCTCTTCCGAGAGTACCAACTATTCCACATCTGGCACAGGGCGCATACGTCAAGCCAAACACACCACAGCTCGCCATGATCGGTGATAACCTGCACCAGGGAGAAGTTGTAGCTCCGGAGAATAAACTGAGAGAAATGGCAATAGAAGCTGTCAGGGCAGCAGGCGGATCTGGTGTCACAAGGGAAGATCTGGAAACCATAATGAACCGTGCAGTGATGCGGATCATAGCTGCTCTTTCACAGATGGGATTCTACCTTGATGGTAAAAAGCTGGCAGAAGCTGAGAATGCAGTAAAAGCAGAAATAGATAGGCGCTTCAACACCGTGGACATTAAGTAGGAGGGAACATGAAAAAAGGCGAAGTTTTAAAATCAGGAGATGTGGTCCTTCCTGCACCAACCACCCTGTCTGTAGCAGATGAGATCATATGGACCTCAGACACCGGAAGGACGCTGATGGGACGGATGGTTGGAGATGTAGTAGCTGAGAAGAAAAATCTCAGTATAAAGTGGGAGTGGTTGACAGACAAAGAAGTGAAAATGATTAAAAACTGGTTGATAGCCGGCTTTTTTCCATTCACATTCCATGATTCAGGGATTGATTTTACGATCGAAGCTTACAGGGGAACGCTGACCAAAGAACATTACGGTTATCTGGGAGATGGGAATTATTACTACAGGACGGTTTCAGTAGATGTGATACAGAGGTGACAAGATGATCAATACAAGCATAGCATTCCGCAGAGCATTAAGCGGAAACAGGGAGTTCAGGATAAAAGATACGATCACCCTGAAAAATAAAAAAGAGATTCCGATTCCGATGATGGATTTGAGAGAGTATAAGATCAATGAAGCTACTTCTGCATCTGGGAAATTCGAAATAGGCGCTGCAGTGATTAAAGAATACAAGGTTACACTGGATAATTCGGAAGAACAATATGATGACTGCGATTTTGAAGATGCCAATATACAGGCTGTGATCGGCCTGAAACTGGCGGACGGAACTTGGGAAGATCTGAAAAAAGGGCAGTATCGGGTATATACGGCAATATTTGGCGAAACCACACTACAAATCACAGCCTATGATGAAATGATCTATTTTGACAGACCGTACAGTGAATGTACTCTTTCCTATCCGGCAACGATCCGGGACATTGTACTGGATGCCTGCCGGCATTGTCGGGTGGATTGCGAGTCTGGTTCAATTGAGATGGGAAACTACATTGTCAAAACAAAACCAGAAGGAAGCATAACGTATCGAGACGTGATTTCATATTGTGCACAGATAATGGGCTGCTATGCACGAATTAATCATCTGGGACGGCTTGCTTTTGGATGGTACGATTTTTCGGCAGTAGGATTCGGTGATCTGGATGGCGGGATTTTTGATACCGCATCACAGGAAAAATATTTGTCCGGTGATGAAGCTGACGGCGGAACATTTGACGATTACAGTTCCGGATATACATACGATGGTGGCACATTTGTCGACATGGACACTTATCATCATTTCTACGATCTGTACAACAAATCAATAAACGGAACCGACATCAATGTCACAGGAATCCAGATCACAGCAAAGAAAGACAGTGCAGATGAAAAATATCTGTATGGCACGAATACATACGCACTGGAAATCAAAGACAATCCTCTGATCCAGACAGATACGATGCAGCAGGTAGCGAAACACATAGGAGATAAGATTATCAACAAACCGTTTCGTCCGATGAGCATTTCTGTTCAGGGGAATCCGGCAATCGAAGCCGGTGATGTAGCTGTGGTATCACCAAAGACAACATCTTCATATACAACAGTGATCACAGACACCACATTCAGCCTGTTTGCGGCACAGTCGATCTCATCCACAGCCGAGACACCAACTGCAAAAACATTCACACGCTATGGAGCAGCGACAAAGCTACTGGAAGCCGCACGGAATTACACTGATCAGGAAATGTCTGCCTACGACCTTATCGTCCAGCAGATGAGTCAACTCGCTGCCAACACCTTAGGTTTCCATGAAACAAAAATTATCCAGGACGATAACTCCGTGATTGTGTACCGGCATGACAAGCCGAAATTATCCGAATCCAAGATTGTATATAAATCCGGTATTGACGGTTTCTTTGTTACCAGAAACTACACCGGAAAAGACTCCACTACAGTCTGGAAAGCAGGATTCGACAGTAACGGCAATGCAGCCCTCAATATCCTCTCCGTGATCGGTATCCACTGGGATTGGGCATATGGTGGGACATTAAGCCTTGGTGGTGTGGGTAATGGGAATGGTGTTCTGAAAGTATTTGACGCTAAGGGAAATGTAGTCGGATTGTGGGACAAGGATGGACTGATAGCTAAGGCAGGTAAATTCTCTGGCGATATAACTGGTGCTACAGGAAAATTCTCAGGAGACATAACCGGTGCCAGCGGTACTTTTTCAGGCAGATTGGATTCCCAGACAGGAAATATTGCAGGATGGGATATTTCAAGTGAGGGACTGGGTGCTGCAAAAATGAAAATCTACAGCAATAAGTCTATTAATGACGAAGATCCCTTTGGTGACATAGAAAACGATTATACAAAAATATATAAGGATGCTGTTTTGACAGATCAGATATCCGTAAATGAAGTTAATTTTACACCTAAAAGGGGCAGCACATATTACAAAGATGCCACGAGAACAGTAACCGTGGTAACAGATGTGAGTGGGTCGACTGTTAATTACACAAAATTAACATTCGTAGATGGAATACTGGTTAATAAGCTGAGTTAAGAGGAGAATGATATGGCGATAACGATCAGAAAGGGACCATACGAGAAGTTTGATGCACAGAAGCTTCAGACGGGGGAAATGGCCATGGTGACAGAAGGAGATCCACATGCCAGTGACGGCAGGGCAGTTTACGTATGCTTTTCCCCGGGTGATGTAAAGCGGATGGCAACTTATGAGGATATGGTTGAGAACGTGGACGCTTCCTGTAAAGAAGTCATCGACAATCATATCGAGGAAAAAGTCGGAGTAGCTCTGAAAGCCTGTGAGGATGCCACAAAAGCGGCGCAGGATGCAAAGACGAATGCAGACAAGGCAGTTTCCAGTGCGAATACTGCGGCATCGAGTGCAGATACAGCAGCTAAGTCAGCCAATGAGGCAGCAGAAAAGGCTCTTGAAGCTGTAAAAAAGTGTGAGGGTCTTATGGATAACACGAAGGTAACAGCACTTGAAGAAAAAATGAAAAAAGTACTGGAACTGCTTAAAAATGTTGTGTCTACGGAGTAG